ATTTGATCGAGAGTTTCTGGATTTTCAGAAGCTGACCATATGATTCGTGCACCTAGTGCAAGCCACACCATCACTACAGGTATAAAAATTATGCCTGTTAAAAGCTGAATCCCGGTAATAGTAGTTCCCTCAGCACGAGGGGGAACCGGCTCTTGTGGAGGAGCTTGGACGGGGGTTTCTTCTTCATTCATAGTCTTTGCTCCATTTCATTATATTTGAACAATGAGGCCAGACATCCCATCCATCTAGTTTCCATATTTTATGGGCTGCTTCCATGTTTCCTTCTATATCATATATATTGTGCCACTCAGTAATCCAATAGTATTCTTGAGGGTTTATACGAAAGATTCCTACTTTCTCATCATTACGTTTTAGTGTTAGTGGAGTTGTTGAACCACTTTCGTGTAGACAGTTTACAAATCTCCATAACTCATTTGTTTCTTCTTTCTCACTTAACCCATGCCATTCCCAGTAACCACGCCATGCTGAATTACTTAGATGTAGATTAAAATCCCACCTATCCAGAACAGTTACAGGTTGGAGCGGCACCACCTCCACATGTACAAACGGCATTTCCCGTTGAGCAACAGGAGTAGGATTCAAACCATGTGTCTCCACCGTCACGCTCAATATTGGTTCGGGGTTGGGGGACTTCTGTTGATAAGCCCCGAATGGTGCTTCGACGACGCTCGGAAGCAGAACGAATAGGCTCAACACACCCGCAATTACTAGTAGCCATTTAATCCTCCTATTGAACTGTAATCGGTGCCTCATAATTATTACTTGCTGTCATTGATTGTATCAGTGTAGTTGCATCAATTATGAAACTTGGAGCATCAATGCCTGTTCCATTACCAATTTTACTATTCTGAATTGTTAAAGTGCCAATCTCCATATGGTCGAGATTAATCCCTCCACCAAAAGCGGAGATGTTACTAAGTGTAAGTGAACGGCAAAAGCTGTCTGCAGTCGCGGTACTAATGATAATCTTGTCGAAGGAACCACTGGTCACCCCCGGAATTTTTACAGCGCCACGAGTAGAAGTTACTGTGATGTCTTTTGGAGTAGAGGATAGAGTTGGACCAATAGAAAGACCATCAGCCTTTACATTAGTAATAATTAACTCGTATACTTTCGTTGCAGCTAAGTTAAAGGTAGTTGCTTCTACATTGTCAATAAGCACAGTATCACATGCAAGTACATGGTCAGCAGTACCTATTACCTGAATTGCATCTGTTAGCCCAGCAGCTTTACCAATCTCTAGACCAGAGATAGTAATGTCTGCGGCTCGTGCACCAGATATATTAAGTTGAAGGGTGTGTGTTTGAATCTCTCGAACGTCAGCGGGTGTGTTATCTGCAAACACCCACTCATCACCTACTTGTAGGGTTCGGTCTGCAGGAACTCTAGCTGCGTTATAATTTGCGGGTTCAGGCCATATCGGAGCTGCATTGAGTCCTTTGATAGCCGTACCAATTGCAAATGCAGTAACGGCAACACCGATGACTAATCCAAGTGTGCCGACTTTCCAAACACCACCTATAATTCGAGTACCTTTTAAGCTTGCAACTTTGATATCAGGAACCTTTCCTACATTCATAATATTTGGCATACTAGCATTTATGCTAGGTGTACGCCATTCTCGATTTTTAAACTGAATCTTCGGTAATCGTACATTAGGAATTGCAAAAAGTCTTTTAAAAAAACTTGGCTTCTTCTCGTTTTGTTCATCCATTAACTTCCCCTCTAGTCGTCATAATCTCCGTATTGTCTGTTATCTCCATAACCAGTTTTTCCCATATCTTCTAATACTTTATTGAAGCCCATGTGATCTGACATTATAGTTCGCATTTCATTTTCAATAAGCGCGTTTCTAGTTTTCAAGTCAGCTAGCTCATCTTCGATTTCTTCAATGGCTTCCTCAAGATCAGATGAGTCAAACTCTTTCCCTACTGTGTACATCCTAGCCATTTCCTGAGTCATGGCAATCTTGTCCTTGAGTGCTTCGATGTCGTTTTGTAACACTGCAACATCAACAGTGGTTTTTTCTTCCTGGATAACATCAACGGTAGTACTAAGGTTTCCAACTGTTGAGTCCAATTGGGCGACATACCAAATTATTCCAAAGGCTTGTGCAATTATGGCGATTACGATACCAATAGATAACTTTATATTACTAAAGTCCATTACACCTACTTCTTCTTACCTTTCTTTGCTTGTCCCATCTTAACTGTACGATCAAAAGCGTCTGCTCTCATACGAGCGATCTTCTCAGTAGAATTACTTCTCATTCCGTCAATTCTACCTGACATTCTTGCTAGTTCTCTTGCTCGCATATCAGTAATATGTGCGTCTTGTGCTTTTCGTTGTTCTGAAGTTTCAGACATAGATATACCCTCCGATTCAATGCGGTACTCGTCCATTTACATTATAACAAACTAGGAGGTTCTTGTCAAGAGATAGCGCGCTTTACGTTCAGCTGCTTTAGTTTGTTCTTTAGAACCTGTAGGAGCGTAATCTAATACATAATGGGGGAGAGCAGAGGTTCGGCCCATTACCGACTCACATCCTTTGAATTCGTCTAAGTATCTATATCGAGCACACATAAGACAAACGATGCGGTTTTCCGCATGTATTAAGAACATTCCTTGATTATTGTAACTCATGTGTCCGGGCTCAAAAACGAGGCGGCCTTCACAATTTGGGCAAATATTTTCTTTCATGAATAACATTCTACCATGTCTATCTCACAAAGTTAGGCTGAAATTCAGCTTCTTGTCGTGGGTCAGTTTCTTGAGACACACCATCGCGTACAAACTGTGGTACAAATTCATTAGGATTAGTAAAAGCAGACATTGGTTCACTCAGATTTGTTGGATCAAAATCAGGACCAAGAGGAGTTTCAATTGGAGTAGTTTCTGCAGGATTTTCCCATTCTATGTTATCATCAGGTAATACTTCAGGAACTTCTTGTGAAGCCTTTGCAAAGGAAAAGGTACCGTCACCATTATTGTAAGATTCTAATGCAAAGTTAGCTTCGTTTTGAACATCTACGTCATCTCTAGCATTTGTACGAGCTTCTGCCCACAACTCTAGACTTTTTACATAATTCTCATTTGTTTGATCATCGTTATCTATTAGTATAGTAGCATTGTACCATGCATCCCAACCAATTTCTGCATAGGGGTACTTCAGAGCAAATTCTGCATTTTTTACTGGATCTAAAATTTCTTCTTTCCAGTCATCACCAAACTCTTTTTCTAGATTCTTTATATGTTGAGAGTGTATTTGGAAAAGACCATATGCTTCACCAGGAGTTCCGTCTGGTTCAGGATCAGCTGGATTTATGATAGTGGGATCTAAAGTACTTTCTAAATAGACTACTTTAAATGCTTTTTCAGCATCTTTACCCCAACCGGCTTTAAGAAGAATACGGTATAATTCTCGTGGCGTTAAATTCGGCATTAGTTACATCTTACTCTACTTTTATAAATTTGTCAACATCTTCTATCTTAGGTAGTTTAACTTCATCTAGCCACTGAGTCATATTCATTTTGTTATGCTCATTCATATAAGCCATCCCATATAATAAAGCAGCTTCAAAGGTATCTCTGTAAGATTCGCCCATAAGCTCAGACATTGTACTTAGTAGCATTGAAGTTGAACGATGTATGTGGACTCTTTTATGTACCATATCCTTATAATTAATTCTAGGCATTGACAGTACTCCAATCTTGTGTTACCATAAAAGTATACCATAAACGGCACACTTATGCAAATGGGGTAAAAATGCCAGCTAATTCGTTACTTGCATTAACTCAGATGATGGATGACGACGCAGATCTCGACCACTCTGAAATGAACATAGAGTCTTTAATAACACCTAACCCTCTTATAGGAGCAGGTGGTTTAATAGAATCTCTAAATGCAAATCAAGAACAATTTCTCGTAGGTAAACTATATGGGCTATCTGACAAACAGGCAGCCGAAGCATCTAGTATATCTCCTGCAACAGCCTACTCATGGAAACAGCAGAATAAAGACTTTCGTATTGTATATGAGAAGGTTACTACACAACCTGTAATTATGGCTGCAGAAGTAACTGCGTTTGGTTTAGCCAAAGCAATACACAAACTTGTACTTATGTTAGACCATACAAATGTACGTGTAGTACAATATGCAATAGATCGTCTAATTGATCTAGGCGGAGTAAACAAGAGTCGAGTGGAGGTAACACACAAGAGTGGTAACACAGGCGACCTCGATGAAATCCTCGAAAGACTTGAAGAACGACGAGCTGAGTCAGAAGGAACAGCTGGAGGAGATTCTCAAGTGTAAAGAAGATATTGTATATTTTCTTGAAACATATTGTGAAATCAACGATCCGCAAACTTTTGAAACATTTCCGTTTAAACTTTGGGACTTTCAGAAAGAACTACTAAGCACTTTTCAAAAGAGTGATAGAGTCATTGTGCTTAAAGGGAGACAGTTAGGTGTATCTTGGTGTGCTTCTTCTTACGCATTACATAAAGCTCTGTTTTTTAATAACGCAAACGTGCTTATGTTATCTAAGAGAGAAGATGAAGCACAGAAACTTCTTCTGAAAGTAAAGTTCCAATACTCTCGATTACCCCAATGGATACGCAAATGGCGACCATTAATCAACGACAATAAAAAAGAAATTGAATTCGAGCAGCGTAATAAGAAGGGGAACGTGACACATCACTCTGTCGTATTTGCACTACCCGCTACTGAAGACGCAGGACGTTCTGAAACTGCATCTGTTGTTATTGCAGATGAGTGGGCGTTCCATCCACATGCTGAAAAAAACTGGGCTGCCCTATCACCAACGATTGATGCAGGTGGTCAGTTCATTGGAGTAAGCACTGCTAATGGGTTAGGTAACTTCTACTACAAAATGTGGAAAGGGGCTGAAGCACACGACAATGGCTTTGAAGGAGTGTTCCTCCCTTACCATTTACGACCGGGAAGAGATGATGAGTGGTACGACGAGAAGAAGTCTAGTTATACAGATGATAAGCTTTTTCAACAAGAATACCCTTCCAGCCCTTTGGAATCTTTTATTACTACTGGGGGTTGCATTTTTGACTTAGATGGGTTACAATATATAGCAGAGACACATTGTAGAGACCCTCTAACTGCAAGTGATATTCGTAGTAGAAACGGATACTTACACGACTTACAAAGGGACTGGCCTGACTTAAAAATCTGGACATTACCACGAGTAGGACAAGGTTTTATAGTTGGAGCAGACCCTGCAGGTGGTGAACCTAACGGAGACCTTTCAGTGGCACAAGTAATTGATGCCGCAACTGGGGAACAGTATGCAAGTATTGCAGGGCGTTTTGACCCGGATACTTTCGCAGGACTTCTTGCGGCGTTAGGTAGAAGTTTTAATCGTGCATTGCTGGCTGTGGAAAGAAATAACCACGGCTTCGCAGTGCTATCTGCATTGAAGAATGTCTTTGAATACGAAAATATCTTTTTATATAAGAAAGATAAAAAGACAGGGGATGGCGATAATAAACAGGGTTGGCCTACAAATTCCAAAACAAAAGCAATAATGGAGAGTCGATTACAAACTGAAATCGCTCAACGTAATTTAAAAGTGAGAGAGATGGATTTTGTATATGAGGCTCAATCATATGTAAGAACAGGACAACGTACAGGTGCAGAAGGTGCAGGGCATGATGATCGAGTAAGCAGTATGGGAGTCGCACTTATGGCAAAAGAAGTAATAGATATCACTAGCCGAGGGCGGCCACGACGAAAACAAATTATGAAGAAGCACTTTGGCACGAGGCATAGATAATGAGAGAGATACTATACGCTAAAGGAATCGAAATTGGTGAGGGTGAAGCAGAGATCCAAGCTAACCAAGAACGTGATGAACGCTTTTTGGACCGTATGATGTCAGACCTTAAGTTTGGATTAAGCTTCTACTATGACCGAGATGAAGAGTTTGCCCGTCAAGAACGTTGGTATTATCGAGATCACTATGATCGCTCAACAGTTAAAGGTTCTGATACTCCTCTCTCAGAGCAGGTTGATACTAGTTCAAACATTGAGAATGAACACTTAGTCACACTCAATATACCTTTTTCCTCAGTACAACGAGCGCATACTATGATGACAGGTGAAGAACCTGTAATAGAAGTACTGTCTGGTTCATCTCGTGCAGAAAGAGTAGTGAGACTGCTCCATGGTGTATATCAATTAAATACCCGAAAATGGGGTTCTAATCCTATACATGATGCTATATTTAATCAGTTATTGTATGGTTGGGGTGTTTTAAGAACCACTTGGTCACGGAATACCTATGCAGATGATGACGACGATTTTAAAGGTGATAAACCTATGTATCACTTTCCAATTGAGATAAAGAATATTGATCCTAGAGACGTGTTCCCCATCGCTGGTGGAACTCACGAACAATGGAAAGCTATTGTACACCGTACTTGGATGAAAGTATATGAAGTAGAGGAACAGTGGGGTGTTCAACTAAACTATAATGATACCGAGCGCGAAGATGAAGATTTAGATTATACAGAACCTTTACACCCAGAAAAAACAGTTGAAGTAGTAGACTACTGGGCATGGGAAGGGGACTCGATTATTCATGCTGTATCTGCTCATAATCAATTTGTAATGCGTCCTTCAGTTATGAAGTTCTATGATTGTTTACCTTTTACTATATTCCACTGTGCAAAGACTACTTCTACGCAAGGTGGTAATATGGGACTTTCTGTAAACTATGCGCTTGTTGACAGTGTAGCTGAAATGGAATGGCTACTTAATAGGCATATGCGTATTGCAGATTTGTATGCAGACCCAACAATGGTTATTCGGCGCGTCAATGATGAGCCAGTAGACATTGAGCCGGGGTCAGGTACAATTGAGATCCTCGAAGGAGAGGATGTGTACTACCTCCAATTTAGGGGTACGCTGCCTGACCTAGATCAACTAACAAACTTCTTTCGTGTACAAATAGACGAAGAAGGTTTCTCACTACCACAAGCAGGTTCTAGTGGTATTGATACTATTGCACAGCAACAAGCCTCATTGATTAAAGTATTTAAACCTGTCGAGAATGTACAAATGGCTCTTGAAGATGTTAATGCTAAAATAGTTGGTTTGTCACAACGATATTCATGGGATGTTCCTATCGAAGTTATGGGTCGAATGGACTCTGAAGATAATGTAGAGTCATTTGCATTTAATATAAAAGGCAAAGATACAAAGGGTATGCGAAATACTAAAGTGCACTTACGAGCAAGGTTCCCACTTGAAGAACTACGTAATGTTGCGGCTGCAGCTACCCTTAAGAATTCAGAACTTATGCCAGCTAAAGTTGTTATGAAACGATTGCTACATGCTCAAGATCCTGAAACATGGCGTGATGAGATTATTTCTACAAGGGCTGAAGATAATCCAATGGTTATGCAACAACTTATTGATACACAGTTACAAACTATTGCACAACGCTCAACTATACAACAAATGGTACAAGAAGAACTCTCAGCACTTGCTGAACAAGGCGAAGGACCCCCAGCGGCTCCAATGACTCCAGATGAAGTTGCTATGCGAGGACAGATGAGCCAACAAGGTGCACCAGAGGCTCCAGCACCTATGGGTCCTCCACCAGACCAAATGCAAATGGAAGGATTATTAGCTCAAATGGGAGCGGATCAGGGTATGGCAGATAATGCTACACCACTACCAGTGCCTGAAGAAAATCCTTTAGCAAATCTACCACCGGGGATGGGCGTTTAATGGCGAAAGAAGCTTATCCAGAAAAACTAGATAATCACATATTTGATGCGGTTTTAAAGGTACGTGGACATATTCTAGATAGATATCCTGAAGATGCACTAATTAGCTCAATGGTAAGACAATCGTTTATTACAATGCAGCCAATGGAACAAGTACAGATAGTAGACAAGCTCGGACCTGATTGGATGGTCAAAATTGCCGCCAAAGTAGAGAAAAAACTTAGTGAAATTGATAAACAAGGGGCAAGCTAATGACAACAGATTGGATGGAGGACGAGTTTAACGCGGGTAATGTTGGGAACTCACCCCCAGCTAAAGGTGCAACAAAAACATCTCTAGCTCAGACCCCTTATATGCTTAGTAACGGTATTACATTAAAGCAAGTAATGGAGGTTATGAAAAGATGGCAAGATCCATCTGCTGATCAGGAGAAGTTAAATCAGTTTTTAGCTTGGTATACATGGTATAAAAAACGCTACGCATTTTTATTTGATGCAGACGAAACAATAAGAGACCACAGAACTGATGAAGATAGGCCAGTCGCTGCAGAGACTATAGCTCGTTGGACTGCATTAGTATCCGCAGCTGCAAAAGTAGATAGTCCTGCACCAGAAGGTACTCAATTAGAAGGTGATGCATTTATTGTTGCACCAGAGCCTTATACAATTAGAATAGAAATAATGGCACAAGAAGGTGACGGAACAATGGCACCAGACACTGCTGAACTAGTGCTCGATGAAGAATCATGGAATATACTAAAAAATTCTACACTTATTAAAGATTATCTTGGTGTAGTTACTGAAAGTGCTGATGGCAACGTAAAGACAATTGACATACACGCCGGAGGTTGGTGGGACCTAAAAGATGCCTTACTAAATCCTGACCTACTTGGAGTAGATGAAGGAGATGTTCCAGCACTTGCTAGAATATACAGTAGATTAAATGGCAAAGTTGAGCAAGCGAACCCGTATAATCCAAGAGAAGATCAAATGCCAGCCCTTCCTGCAGAACTAATAAAGACAGGAATTGCATGGTCTTACGACCCAATAACTAAACGACCAGAGTTAATTGATACGTTGCCGTGGATAGGGCCATCTCCAGCATCACTACGATGGATTCCAAAAGATCCTAATAATCCTACTGGACGCGGTGCTTGGGAAATTGATCAAGCATCAGAAGTACAAGTAGGTAAGAGTATGCTAGAAGGTGTTCCCACATCTGTTCGCCCTTGGTTAAATGCTGTACTAAATGCTGGTGGTGATATGGGTGTTATTGAATCAGCAATTCCAGCCGAACTTCAGAATTTATCTGCGGATGAAATGGCCTCATTATCCCCAGATCAACAGAGTATTATAAAAAGAAAAGATGGTATAAAGCATTGGGTAGGCTATTTATTGGGACAGACTCGACTAGCAAGTGATCCTAAATATGCTATGCAACCAGTAGAAATCCCTATGGGTATGGGGGAACCACCAATTACTATTGCTGGTTTTGACGTTAAGTTTCCTAATTTTATAAATTCAACAGGAAGAGAAAGTGATTTTGGTTTAGGAACAAGAGCTGCCGCTGCACTTGGTGCAGATAGTTTATTACAAACTGCGGGGAGTTGGTATGACCAGTGGAATAAGATGGATCAATATGAACAAATAGGTTCTGAGGGTCGTCAAGGTAATTTCCCACCACTTTACTTTAGTGATAGAGGAGACACTGTTGGAAAGCCTACAGTAGATGGTGTTCCTGTTATGGATGTAAAAGATATACTAAGTGAGATTAGAGCGGATCTAATCCCATCAAATGCACAACCAATGCCAGGAACTACTGAAGCTGCTAATAAAGAGGCGGGTGGTACTGGTATAGCTGGAAATATGTGGCAGTATAATACTAATGGTCAAGGTAAATTTAATCCTTCAGCCTTTTTAGAAAGAGAGTATGACGCATTAGGTAATGTTATAGGTCATTGGGATGTATCTCCAGATAACTTAGCTGTTTGGGTAAATACAGATGCTGAAGGTAATATTTTATCTAGAAATCCTGGTACATCGGATAGAGCCGCACGACTACGTTGGCTTGAGTTATATGGTACTGAAGCTGAAAAAGAACTATGGGCTGCAAATTATCCGACGGAGGAACAAGAAGAGTACAACTTTGTTCTCAGTCAACTAAACAGTTTTCAAAAGAGTTCTCTTGCAGAAATAGCTCGACTAGAAGGACTTGGTGAAGATGTCCCTGACTGGATGCGAACAGTAGCTGCTGGTGACTGGGAAAATGATCTATTGAGAGATCCTGCACTTACAGAAATCGTTGGGGCTGTTACAAATCTTGTAGATCAAGCAGCTGCGTATGATAAGAGTATTACAGATAAATCAGATGCAGATGCGGCTGCTGCAGCGGAGGCTGAAGCAGAGAGATTAAGAAAGGCTGCAGAACTAGAAGCAGACGAAATAGAGAGGAAGAGACTTGAG